ATCAAGCATAATAAGTCAGTATACATCTAATAATATACAGATAAAATTTTATGACATAATTGTAAATGTAGATGGTTACGACTACTTTGTTCCAATTAAGACAATGTACTCTGAAGGATTTCCTTCTTTTTCTCATTCAGATAGAAAAGTTAGCATATCTTTAAGAGATTTATATTTTTATTTTGAATCAATAAAGGCACCACAAATGCTAGTAACTAATGTATCTTTAAGTTATGCCATATCACTACTTCTTGATTCCGTCGGATTTTCAAACTATGTATTTAAAAGAATTACAAACGAAAAAGAATTAATTATTCCATTCTTTTATATTGCACCAGATAAAACTGTAGCAGAGGTTTTAAATGATTTAGCAACATCAACACAAACTGCAATGTTTTTTGATGAGTATAATAATTTTGTTATGATGAGTAAAAACTATATGCTTCCATCAAATTCAGAACGAGGCACTGACTTCACTCTCTATGGCTCAAAAGATTTATCAGATACAGGAGTAAAAGAAAATATAAACGATAATATAAAATTATCTAATATTATTGAAATATCCTCTGAGGAAAGAGATATATATAATGATGGTGTAATTAATTATAATACTAGATATATTCAAAGATCTCATGGAAGTATAAAGCAGGCATCTATGGTAGATAATGAGGCTGCTGCAAAAAACTGGATATATAAACCAGTCTTACTATGGGAAATTACGGGGGATAAAAATTTAAGATCTATTAACAATGAAGTATCTGATCAGTCTACATATAACTTAAGCGCAATACCATTAAATTCTAGTTTATCTGCAGATGTTCCTGCTGTAGTGAATAATAGACTAATAAATAATATTATAGATTTAGGAGAGGCCGTATATTGGCTTGGCAGACATAACGGATATTTTTATGCAAATGGAGAAATAATTAAGTTTGATGCAGTACAGTACAGTATTCCTGGAGCACAAAAAAATATATTAAGAGAAGAATCAAATGGAAAGTTTTCTTACACAACTCAAACTGTAGGTGCAGTAGGAAATGTATGGATTAGCAGTAATCAAGAATATCAGGACTATATGTCTAAGTTAACATTTAATGGAAAGATTTATCCAACTGGACTTGTAAGGATATATTCTGAACCTAAATATGAAACTATTGATGGAGTAACCGTAATGAAAAACGGAGAGGTATCCAGACATGGACGAGGACAATTTGGAACAAAGATAGTTTCACATGAAGCAGGACTTAGTCAAAATTGGACTAGCAACACATATGTTCGTGGCATGAATATGCAAAGCATAAATCTTTTTGGATTAACTGAAGGGGATATACTTGACAACTCTGCAATTCAATCTAAATCATTAGGAACAACTATTCCAGCAGGTCCTAATTTAGCAAAAGCAAAAGAAAATATTAGAACTGGAGTAATTAAAAACTTCTTATCTCATTCTTATATTAATGAGTCTGAAAATAATACTAATAGTTCTACACAGGTAGGATCAGTACAATCTTCTGCCTTAGTAATGTCTGGTCCGTCATTTAGTAGCATAGAGCCATCTATTGACTTTATTTCATATCAATACAAGCCATTAGATAATAAGTATAAACATTTCGGCACTAGAATGCGTGTTATAGGAAAAATTGAAATTAGTGAGACTAAAGAACAAACTCCAATAGGATCTGTTCCAATGTATGTTTTGCCTGGAACACAACCTAATCAACAATTAAATATTTCTGGAGGCTCTGGTGGACTTGCTGTAATGATAAACCCCGAAACAAACGTTGGATATTATTTTGAAATTATTGCATTAACAGAAAAAAATGTTAGCAAATATTCATCAGAAATAGATAACCTACATAATGTTATTTTTTATAAAGTTTATTCAGACCCAACTGGAAAGGCAATACCAATAAAGTTATGGGGCGGATTAAGTAATATTATTGTAGATGATGGTAAGTTTACTGGTCAATCACGCATGATGGGAGAACAAAATCCCACAGTATATGACCTAGCAGTAGAATATGAAGACGTTGGATCTACAAGAAAGTTTTATTTATATATAAACAATAACCTAATCAAAGTTGTTAGTGACTCCTCTCCGCTACCAATATATAATAATATTGCTTTGTTTGTTCGTGGCGGTAGTAAGTGTATGTTTGAAAATGTATATGCTCTTGCAAATAACTATAGTCAAAATACATCTTTTGCCTTAGAAACTCCAGTATCTGCAGCATTTGGAGATGAACATATTACAGCAAATGAATCTTTTAGAAAATATGCAATGTCTGGTATAGTCCAGTCCACTTATTTATCTGGTATTAGTACTGCACAACCTCCATCATTCAATATGTATTTTGATGAGTTTGGAACTATTATGAGAGAGGCAGCATATCTAAAAGTAAGATATGATAAAGCATATCCTGCATTATATGCACAACTTTCACCAACCTTTAATAGAATTAAAGGATATACTACTTCAGGATTTAAAGGCGGATCATATGGAGCAGAATTCTTAGTATTTAATTCAACAGATACATCACTTAATCTTGATGAGACAAGCGGTAATTATTTAAGAATACAAGGAATAGCATTTACACAAGAGTCTAATAATCAATTAACTGTAGATTCATATTTTGCAAAAAATGCTAACTTCTCAGATCCGACAATTGGTAAAGATGGACTTATTGTTTCTCCGCTTAGGTCTTCATTAGATTATGATAAAATTAAAACGAGTAGGCTCACTTATGGTAAAAAAGAATTCTCGCTAGATCCAGTATATGTACAATCTAATGACGACGCTAATGAACTAATGGGCTGGATAATAAATAAAATACTTAAACCTAGAAAGAATGTTGGTGTAAAGGTTTTTTCAAATCCAATAGTTCAGTTGGGAGATATTGTTAATATAGATTATAAAGATGAATTAGGCAATGATATAATAGATTCAGAAGATAAATCTTTTGTGGTTTATAATATTGAATATGCAAAAAATGCAGAGGGTCCAGAAATGACTCTCTATTTGAGTGAGGTGTAGTATGACAACAAGTAGTACGCCAAATTTGCCTTCTTCTAGTCCTACCCCCGAACAAAAAAATAAAGATGTAAAATCTGCTACTACAGATATTATTTTATTTGACGATGATTCTACTCCTATAGAAATAATGAAAGATCTTATATTTGAAAATATAGGAGGACAAGAATTAATTAATATTGTAAGATCAGATGTTATAAACGGACAAAATGTAATTTATCAACCAATTAAAAATTTAACAAATCTGTTTTTTCAATATAATCCACAAAACATATTGGCCCTTCAAGACATTGACTCCAACTACTTTAAGAAGTTTCCTATTAACTTTGCCAATAGGGTTCCAGAATGTGGTACGGGTCCAGATTGCTCAAAGGTTTATATAGACGCTGAAACAGGTAATTTAGTTATTAATGTAGTTAATCTAGGTCCAGACGAGCAGGTTGAAGTTTCAATAGTTGCCGATGGAGAGGTATTAGATGATACAATATACGAGGTGAATCCATGATTACAAATACAGGCAAGGGAATTTTAGCAAAATATCTTATAGGGCAAGCCCCAGCATATGCTTCCTACATAGCAATTGGCTGCGGAGCAAAACCATTAGCAACTAATCAGTCTTTTGGAGATTACTCTGCTAAAAAATCTTTAGATTTTGAAATGTTTAGGGTTCCAGTTACGTCAAGAGGTTATGTTAACGAGGACGGTATAGATAAGATTGTGCTAACAGCAGAACTTCCTACAGATGAAAGATATGAAATATCAGAGGTAGGAATATATTCTGCAGGTGCAAATCCTTCTGCTGGAGCATATGATTCCAGATCTTTATTTGCTTTTACCGTAAATGAAAATTGGGAATATCACACACAAACATCTGCGGTGGAACTACCTATAGTCTATGAACCACTAGATACTCCTAACAACGATAATATTATTAATCAAACATCTTTAGCATTTCAAACAAACTCAGATAATAGACTTTTTACAAATGAAGACAGAGTCTCACGATATGAACGAGCAAGATTTTATAATAATATAGTTATGATGCGTGGAGATGTTTCAGCACTAACCGTTTCTGGGGGACATCTGTCTATAGGAACTGGATCAAATCATATTCACTTACTAGGAACTTCTTTGGACTTTAATAAGAATACACCAACAGATGAAATTAAATTAGCATTTTCTATTATAAATAAAGATCCAGATCCATCAATAGTTCCAGATGAAGTTAGAATTCTTTTAGAATTTGCAGAAAGCGATTCTGCTGGCACTGGAGAATGGGCACGGTTTGAAGTGATAATGTCTGCAGGTGATTATGATTTTGCAAATAATAGATATTATGTTATAACAAAACAACTTCAAGAATTATATAAAAGCACAGGTTTTACATGGAACAATGTAAGTATTGTAAAAATATATTCTACGGTTATAAATAACGGATCTCCTTCACAAGATTTTTATGTGGGCCTAGACGCCGTAAGATTTGAAAATGTTTCCACAACTAATCCTATTTATGGACTTACTGGGTATACTGTTTTAAAAAATACTAATGCAGAGACAATTATTAAGGCAGCAAATACAACTAACTATATTGAGTTTAGATTTGCAATGGATGTACAATAATGTCAATTCCAGATTTTGGTATTAAAAAAGTTATAATTCCTAAATCAAAGTTACCTGGCTTTTTTGGAGAGAATAGAAAATATCTTTTAAGATATAGGATTATATCTGAAGATAAAAACAGGACATCGCATTGGTCTCCAGCATATAAAATTATTGCTGAAGATACTCCTTCTGAAATATTAAATAGTATGATAATTGATACTAATAATAAAGTTATTAACTTGGCATGGCAGCCACAAACCGATATTGAAGAATATTATATATATGTAAAATGGAATAATAGTGGTTGGCAATATTATACAAAAACATCACAAACTAACTACTCTATAGTTTATGATACAGCCAAAACATATGTTCATGTTGCGGTACAAGTAAAAACAATACCATTAGAAAGATTTGCAGATGCAATATTATTTGAAAATGAAGGCAGTCTGGTATAATTAGACAGGAGGAATAATGGCAAAAATACCATCACCAGAACCAGGACAACCAATAGATGTATCTTATATAGATCAAATAGTTCGTGCTATTAATGATTTATCAGTTCAGGTTTCTCCTGCAATCTATAAATATGTAACAATTGATATTCCACAACAACCTCAACAATCTCTTAAAATATCAGAGACAAGAATTATTGGAGGTTATGTTGATGTATTTAAAGGAATCCAAAGTGTCGGTGGACAAAAAGATTTTTCCTATCAATTTAATCCAGAATTTAAGTATCCTCCAATGGTGGTGGCCACACCAGTTAATATTAATGGTACTGAAGCAGGCAAGACCGTTACTGTTGTTTTACAACAACCAAAAACATCAAGAGTAGATGGCACAGTTATTTTTAATTCAGCAGGAGATGTTTCAATTGGTGTTAATTTAATTATCATCGGTGTCCCTAATTAATGATCAAATGCAAAAAATGTTACAGAAAAATGATGATAGACAGAGTTTACAACTCAGTTTCTCATTTAGAAATATATTGTTTAATGTGTGGATCAAGAAAGTTTTTTCATCCGCCGTCTGATTCGGAGGAAGGTAGATGGCTACTAAAAAGGGAAATAGAACGAGCGAAGAGTACAATCTCTCCCCTGTAA